ACTTTTTTTCTTAGTCACGTTTTATCTCCTTTAATGATACAATATACCACAAAGATATAATTGTGTCAATATAATTACGATAATTATAAAAAAACACTTGACAGACAGCTTCAGAATACCTATAATAGTCTATGTGGGGCGGTTAATGAATAGTTTTATCTGGTTTTATATTCTTTATTATTTCCTTAAGTTCCTCTTCTTCAATCTCATCTAATTCTTCATCTGTGGGTTCATCTACTTCATGAAGCAAACTCTCTTTTGCGATATTAAATTGGTCAACACAATGACTATAGTAATTTGCAAGGTCACGCGATGCTAATGCTGACATCACGACATTGTGAGAATTTATAGTTATGTACTCTTCATCTGTTAATGGATGAATCCAAGGCGATAAGCTTAAAGATTCAGCAAACCCATTCTCTGTCGCCTTTGGTCTGAGCATAAATTTTAATGGCAAAGATATATCTATAGTTTTTTGTGTGTCATTAAAAAAATCTTCAGATTCTACTATTTTTCCTATAATACTCTCACCATTGGTCAATTTTAGAATTGTAACTGATTCTTTCATAGTTTAACCCTATTGACTTTATAGTTGAATTGTTGGCTCTTGTATATCTTAAGGCGTTCGTAAAAATGTCTTAATGAAAAATTGACTTTAGTATCAGTGACGTTGAGGTCGTCGGCAACATCGAATAATCGAATGGTACTTTTAGTGTCAGTCTTTCGCAGGCCTCTGCCGATTGACTGCAAGACTCTGATTTTAGACTTGGACGGTGAAGAGAACACGATGTTGTGGATATTGCGAATGTTGATACCAGTGCTAAATGTGCCATAGCTCGCAACAATGATTGCATTTTTTTCATTTTCAATTATCTCTCTAATTTCTTCTCTTGTCTCTGTATTCACACCACCATATACAAAGAATATTGGTTTGTCTTTATATTTATCCTTTAACAAATCATACAAAACCTGACCATGTTTTTCTACGAATAGAAAAAGACATAGTGTGTTACCATTGAGCTGCCCCATAAGATTAACAAGAAAATCATTCCTTTCAGGTTTTGTGATGATAAATTCCAGTTCTTGTGCATAATCAAAATCTCTTACTTTTTGACTGTCTTCAGAAGAATGTTGCAACACAATGCAATTAATATCTAAGTTAGCCAATGTCTTATTATCAATAAGATCTTTAGTGGTTATAACATATTTAGATTTTCCAAATAACCCCTCTAGAACAAGACGATGTGTCTGAGTATCATCCAATGTTCCTGTCAGACCAAATCTATATTTACACTTGTTTAGTTTTGTCATGATACCAGTGAGAGACTTTGCTTTGAACAAATGAGCTTCATCACCTATCACACAACCAAATTGTTTGAAATATCTTGGTGGCATTCTATGCAATGACTGCCATGTTGATATAACTACATCCTTGGTTATGTTTCTGTCGTGCCCCTGATAAATTGTTTGAAATATCTTGGTGGCATTCTATGCAATGACTGCCATGTTGATATAACTACATCCTTGGTTATGTTTCTGTCGTGCCCCTGATAAATTTTTTGACAATAAGTTTCTGCATTCCAACCATAATCCTCAAAGTCTTTATACATTTGTTCTACTAGTGAAGTAGTAGGAACCAGTATAAGTGTTTTCAGTTTCTTGATGTGATAGTAACGAACAAGAGAATATATGATAAGTGACTTACCAGATGCAGTAGGTGAAATGAGAAGAGCTCGGTTTGATGCAATCGCATGTGCAACAGCATTAATCTGATAATCTCTTAGTGAGATTCTTTTACCACCAAGAGTAGGCTTTAGTGATTCTACAAAACCCTCAACATTTTTTCTTGAGATGGGTCTTTTGCTTATCACACCCTTTTCAAGTGCAAACTCTACATTTGAGTTTTGCAGATACTCTTCTATGTAAGGTAAAAGTCCAACATAAATTTCTCCTGTATGTATGTTGAATAAACGAATTTTACCATCCCACATACGACTACGATATGCAGGCATAAACTTAAACCCTGGCACTTCAAAAGTAAAAAAGTCGTTTAGTTCTGCTGCGATAGCTGGTTCAACATCTGATAATACAAGATGTACTTCATCCTTCTTAGAGATAAGCATACTGGTATTCTTCTCTAGAACCATAGTCACCTCTAATAATGCAATTCCAAGAGATGCTTGTTCTTGCTGCCGAAGTAGGCGGAACCCAATGTTGTAACCATGAAGGAAAAACTAATCCTGTCCCAACATCAGAGTTAAACTGTAACATAGAAGAATTTTGCCAGGTGGCAGTTCCTTTTGGTTTCAACACACTTGCTTGTGGTTTTGGGTCAAAGAATTGTATGGGAGATGCATCTTTTGAACTTTCAATGTAATACACACCAGACATGACATTATTAGAATGTGTATGTGGTGGATGTGATCTACCCTCCTGCATATGGTTACCCCACATGCTCGTGATTTCAATTTCTTTGTAATCATCATACTGTAGATTTTTGAGAATATTTCCTGTAGTATGACGAACAACTTCTGTCAGTGGCTCGAATGTTTCCAAAGTGTACAAATTATCTTTGGTCTGAATCATACCATCCAGTTCCATTGGTTGTGTCTTAATGTATTCTAGCATACCATCATAATAGTCAGACAAGTCTGCTTCAAACTTGTAAATCATTGTGGGAAAACAACTATACTCATCAACTTTCACATCAACATCATTCATCAAAAACCTCCAGCCAAATGTATCTGCTGTTGTTGGGCGTTCTTAATATCCCAACCTCTCTGCTCTATACTTTTTAGTGTATCTTCAATAAGCCCAAGTATTGTTTTGTAATACTCAATCTTCTTTTCACTTTCAATAGTTTCTTCGTCTGCATTGATATACATGTCAAGGTCTGTCTTGAGAACTTTCATGTCAAACGGTTTTTCGGAATAAGTTTTCGGGTCAGATTTACCCGCGTAGTATTCCCACTTGTCTAAGTATAGTCTGCGATGGTCAGCTTTTAACTGAAATATTAGAAGTTTGTACTTTGCTTTGTACTCATTCCACTTGGGTCGAATTCTTTGGTTTTTATATGATTCTTGGTGTAAATTTTCAAAGGTATCATCAATATCTAAATCCCGCTTAGCCTCGGCTGCGAGCTCACTCAATTTATCCATGTATCATCCTAAAGTTTTATTATCTCATATAATTGATATTCAAAAGTTGCATTTGCTTTCATATAATCAACGTCTGTTGCACTCTGGTCATAATTAAGTGCACTCAATGTGGTAGGAAACATATCGCGAAATCTAACTTCAACAATGGGATTATTTTTGTTAGTTAGTATTGTTAGTGTTGAGTCAGAAGTCATATTTCTATCTGACTTTGTAACCATACTAGTTCTTGTTCCTGATTTTTGATAACCCAAATCTGACGTTTCTGAGGTTTCGTCTCTGAAGGTTTGAAACTGCTCTGTGGACTTTGGAAATCCAGCCCCAGTTATCCAATCGTGAAGAGACAAGTAGTTTTCAAGATGTTCATCAACAATGAAGGACAAACTGAAACTTTCAAATGTTACATTATCACCTTGAATTGGTACTTGTGTGAATCTAGTAGGAAAAGTTGTTGTTCCCAGAGTAATACCTGGCAAACTACAAGCTGTAGTAAAAAACTGCACCTTGGGTAGTTGATTGATTATAAAACTAAACTGTGTTGGACTTGCATAATCCAACACATCTGGTTGTCTTGATACTGCATAACTTGTTGCCATACTAGTATTTATATGATTTTAAACCCTTCCTAAAAATCGTGCAATATGATGTACAAAAGGAAGTAGTGTTAATGCCATAAACAAATTAGCACCAGTGTGTGCCATTGCTATTCGTAATGTATCACCTTTCGGAAAACCATCTGACACTAGCATACCCGCAAGCCAAATAGTGCCGGTTGTTCCAATATTTGCACCAAGCACTGCTGCAATCGCAGCAGGTAATGGTACTGCACCACTGGCTACAAGTGCAATGATTGCTGTTGTTGATAGAGAAGACGATTGCCATAACAATGTCATAATAATACCACCAAAGAACATATACATCGGATTACCAATAAACCATTGCAAATGTTCTATATTGCCCATTCCTTTTACACCACCACTAAACATTTTCAAACCAATATAAAAAATCACCAGACCAATTAATGCAGTAATTACTGGATTATTCAACTCCATTTTTTTCACCCTTTTTATCATTTTATCTTTCATTTATTTCACCTATAAGGAATCATTATCAAAAATTATTTAGTGTTTTATAAAACCACAAAGTGATAAGTTTTTTTAAAAAAGTATCAAGTGATATTTTTTTTTCATTTTTTTTTCATAAACCAATAAACCAATAAACAAAAAAAAGGGGGCGCAAACTGCGCCCCCTGAAGATCCACGACTATTATACTTCTTTTGTCGTGGAAAAGGTCTTACATCAGGTTTGTAACCTTAACGCGACGGTAGTAAACATTGGCGCCATCATCAATCGAGGCATCAGTGTTTTGAGTGTCGCCCGCAGCAACTGCACCAGCAGTTTGAGCAAACGGGTTAGCAGCCATACCGTAACGAGTCTTGAACCCGATCTTCGGCTGGAAGGTGTTTTCACCGACCGCACGCACCATTTGCAACGGCACGTATGGGCAGTAGAACATACCAGCGTCATACGGGGATGTACCCTTGTAACCAACAACATAATACTGCGAAGCAGCAACGTTGGCAGCATACGGGTCAACATAGACTTTGTAGCGACCGTTCAGGACACCAGCAAATGTCGTAGTTGTGTCATCCACGTTCAGGTTGTTGTTCAGAGCAGGCGTGTAGTCAAGGATACCAGCCATTTGCAATGCAGACGCAACGTCAGCAGAACACATCAGCATGTTACCTTTACCACGACGAGTCTGTTGACCAATCGCATTTGCATCACGCTCGATACCGAACATCAGACCCTTGAACTTCTCAACCGACCAACGACCATTGGAGTCTGTATCCAAGTCGAAGATACCGGCAGTTGTCGTGTTAACCTGAGCACCTTTGACGGCAGCAACATAAACACGGCGAACAACTTCACGGTTGATTTCAGCAAGAATCTCAGAACTCAGAATGTTAGCCAGTTCTGTTTCAGCGTCCAAACCATGAACCGCTTTCAGGTCTTGAGCCAGTTCCATCGTGTACTCAGCTTTCAGAGCACGAGTCACGGCGGTAACCGTGGACTTGTCGATGGAGAACGCCATTTCAGCGAAAGCATTTGTGGATGTATCACCCAGTGCTTCACCCTGAGCAGTCGTCATACCAGTAGCAGAAGTGTAAGTACCAGCAGAAGGACTGTCGTTCAGAACGGCAGGATTAGTTTCTGTTGCACCAACATCACCACCACCAGTTGTACCAGCAGCGTTTTGGTTAGAAGCACCAGCCTTACCAGGCAGAGCTTCGTCAACCAGAGCTTCTGCACCATCCGAAGACAGGAACGAAGCACGCATCGCGAAAATGAGGCCTGTCGGACCAGTCATAGGCTGGACACCACAGATATCATAAGCGATCAGGTTAGGCATCGCGCGACGAACGAGCGAGATAAGAATGGGATCCCAGTTAGAAATGGAACCACCAGTCGAGTTGATAGGAGCGGCTTCCGAAAGGAAAGCACGGTCTTCCATCAACGCTTTTTCTTGGTTTTCAAGAATAACGGTTGTGACGGCACGGCGATAGTTATCATCGATTCTAGGAAGTTCAGGATGATCTAGGACTGGCTGCCACTTTTCTTGTAGATGTTCTGTTTGAAACATTTTTGTTTCTCCTTTTATTTTTCTACAGTTAATTTATAAAATATGCACTATTTGGTACGACTGATTGCCGACAAATACTTTTGAATCGTATCAGTCGTATCAATGT